ACCGCCGCACCTGCGGCGACGGCTGGCAAGAAACCTGCTTGGTTGAAGTAGCTAGTTTGTTTGGGGTTGTGGGGGCGGGGCAATAATGGTTGTCTCGCCCCCCTTTTTTGGGCTAAAACCAGCGGCAAATCTTAGCCGCATGGTGTGCAGGGAGATCCTGCAACGACGCTTTTTCATTTTTGCGTCAGTGAAACAAAGGCACTTACATGATTTTACGACCAAGGCAGGCGCAGTTCGTTGACGCCTGTATCGACGCACTGGGCAAGTGCGGCAACACACTAGGAATCGCGCCAACTGGCGCAGGTAAGACGGTCATGGGCAGCGCGATTCTCGCGCCGTTCGTGAAGAAAGCACCGGTACTCGTTATCCAACACCGCGACGAGCTTGTCACCCAGAACAAAGAGACCTTCAAGCGGTACAACCCGTCGGCCAAGGTCGACGTGTTCAACGCCGAGCGAAAGGCGTGGTCCAGCGGGGCGACCTTCGGCATGGTGCAGACGTTGTGCAGGCCGCTCAACTTGGCAACGATGCCGAGTGGGATGTCGGCGCTGTTCATAGATGAATGTTTCCCAAAAGGAACGCTGATTGATGGAAAGCCAATCGAAGAAATTGGCATTGGAGACAATGTTAAAACCCACCTTGGTGAAGGCAAGGTAACGCATTTATTCAAGAGCAAGCCAACAAGCTTTGTGTCGATTCATTTTGTTGGAGGACAAGTTCTTAACTGCACAGGCAGTCATCCGGTTTGGACTCAGAGAGGATTTGTTGCCGCCAAAGATTTGACCAGTGACGATATGATGGTTAACATCATACCGTATGGCAAACTGCGTAATTTGCGAAAAGGAAATCCCAGTCAAAACGTATCGAGGAGCACGTCCAGGCAGGCTGTGCGGACAGAGGGAGTGCAAGGTGGAGCTCTCAAGGAGAACCATACGCAACAGTTTCGAGAAACATGGAGGAGAGATAACAAAATTCAGAAAGACGAATGGGATGCACGATCCAGCGGTGCGAGAAATTGTCTCAACCAAACTGCGTGCAATGAAGTGGAAGCCACCGGTTCGGAAGGGGAATGGGACTGGGCCAACAATCCATCAGCTTGCGATAGCATCTGCCCTAGGGTGGCAAATGGAGGTTGCCATACCGACAAAACGGAAATCATCGGAAAGGCTTTATCCAACTTGCTACAAAGTGGATGTTGGGAATTCAGAACTGAAAGTTGCAGTGGAGGTAGACGGAAATTCTCATTTATCTCTAAAGAGAAAGGCTCAAGACGAAAAGAAAGACGCGTTTTTGAAGTCTATCGGGTGGACGGTATTGAGGTTCACCAACAAACAAGTTGCGGGACATTTGGCGGATTGTGTCCAGACGGTTTTGTCTACAATATCGAAGTTGAAAACGGAAATACCTACTTCGCAAACGGATACTTAGTCCACAACTGTCATCATGTAGCGGCTGAAAGCTACATGAACATCGTGCAGGCGTTTCGCGAACGCTCGCCAGATGGCGTCATTCTCGGGCTTACTGCGACTCCGGAGCGTGGGGACAAGCAGGCGCTCACGGCGGTGTTCAATAACGTCGCCGACAAAATCACCGTGGGCGAGCTCATCGCTGCGGGAAACCTCGTTCCGCCGCGTGCGTTCCGCATGGACATCGGTCTCAACGACCAGCTCCAGAGCGTGCAGAAGACCGGTGCAGAGTTCGACATGGGTGAAGTCGAAGCCATCATGGACAAGAGGGCCGTTCACTCGGAGATTCTGCGGCACTGGCGCGAGAAGGCATCCGACCGGTCCACCGTGGTGTTCTGCTCGACCATCCAACACGCGCAACACTTGGCTGAGGCGTTCCGCGACGACGGTATCTCCGCCGAGGCCGTCCACTCCGAGATGTCGGACGACGACAACGCCACCATCCTGCGCCGGTTCGACCAAGGGAAAATCAAGGTGCTCCTCAACGTGATGAAGCTGACGGAAGGCTGGGACTGCCAGCGCGTGGGGTGCGTTGTTCTGGTGCGCCCGTGTAGCCAGAAGAGCACCATGATCCAGATGATCGGGCGAGGGCTCAGGCCGTGCATCGACGCGAAGCGATACCCTGGGGTCATTAAGAGCGATTGCATCGTGCTGGACTTCGGTGCCTCGCTGCTCACGCACGGGGACATCGATGCGGGAGACCGGTTGTTCGTGCGCCAGAGCGAGACCGGTGAGGCGCCCATGAAGAAGTGCCCTGAGTGCGGCATTCAGGTGCCGGCAGCGGTTGGGAGCTGCCCCGTGTGCGGGTACATCTTCCCCGTGCGGGTCAACGGCGTTGAGACCATCGAATCGTTTGAGATGTCGGAGATGCAAATCATCGAGATGTCGCCGTTCCGGTGGGAGTCGATGTACAGCGATGCGGTGCGAATGGCGAACGCGCTGACGGCGTGGGGCGCGGTCATCAAGCTGGGGGAGGTGTACAACGCCATTGGCGGCGTCACTGGAGGCGCGGTCACCATCATCACCCGTACCAACTCCAAGGAGCTTGCGCTTGCTCAAGCGGATGATTTTCTTCGCAGCAACGGTGATAGAACGAACTCCCGCAAGACGCGGAGTTGGATTAAGCTGCCACCAACGGACTCGCAACTGAAGCATATGGCTGATGTTCCGATGTTTGGGATGTCGCGCTACCGCGCAAGCTGTGTGCTCACGTGGAAGTTCAACGAGGCCCGCATAAAAAAAGCAATTCTTGGCTAAAGAACATGGAAAACCAACCGAAAGAGACAGTATGTACTCAAAACTGTGGCGCGAAATCATCCAACCCGTCCTCGACCAGCGCCGTCGATCACCCAGCGCATTACAACAAGCATCCGAGCGGAATCGAATGCATAGACATTGCAGAGGCATTTTCGTTCAACCTTGGAAACGTGATAAAGTACGTGTTCAGGGCTGGGTTCAAGGACAATGAAGTTCAAGACCTTGAAAAAGCGGCATGGTACCTGAGAAGAGAGATTTCACGCAGAGCAACAACAACAAAATGAAAAACAGACTAGAACAAGAAGCCATTGAGCTTCTGGCTCTGACGGAGACACTGCTTCAATCGCACCCAAACCGGCGTGCGTTCGAGGCGACATTCAAGCGTATCGAGGCCGAAATCATGCGCCTCAGAAAGGAGAGCAAATGAGCGGTCTGCCAAGTTGGTACGATGGCTGGTTGCAAGATGCGCCAGAGCCGGCCGATAAGGAGTGCGAGTGCGGTGCGCTCATGGATTGGGTGGACGACCATGATGGCATTGGCCCGTGCGGGGACTGGGTGTGCCCAGAATGCGAGAAGGAGGTGCAGGGATGAACGTTATTGTAGTAACCAGCAAGCGTGGAGACATCCATAAATATATGTCGATTGCTCGTCTTGCGATTGCGTATGGCGAATGGAGTGACGAGACACACATCATCATGTCCGAACTGCTTGAGGTGCTGTTTGAGAAAAACATCATTAACGGAGATGACCTAATTAGGATGCTGAATATGTACGATGCAAAGAGCATTGAGAAGGAGGTGCAGGGATGAGCGAAAATGATTTAATGTTCATGCCAGACAGCATGATTGCAGGAATGTTGATGCACATTTCATTGGAGATGCATCATAACCATCGCGCTCTGATAGATGAGGCTCGCAGAAGGCTGGCTGTACGCCATGAACTGAACAGGATCGCACAGCAACAACGCTGGATTCCGGTCAGCGAAGCTCATCCTCCAGCGAACAAGATGGTGCTCGTGCACATCTCCGAGTGGAGGGATTTAAGCGTATCCTGCATCGACCCGTTTGGCATATGGCGTGGATACCTGCCAACCCACTGGATGCCGCTTCCGGAACCGCCGAAGAGGGAGGTGCAGCCGTGAGTAAAAAATACACAATCGAATTCACCGAAGACTTCTATGTGGGAGAGAACGAAGATTCTGATCTTTGGGAGAACTGGGGAGAGGTGGGTGATGGGAGAAACGAAAAGGAAAGCTTAAAGGTTATGAAAGAGATGCGCGAAGACCTTGAGAGTTTTGGTTTCCGTTTTCGTCTTGTCGAAACAACATGTGAGGAGGTGCAGCCGTGAGCGAGTACTGCACATCCTGCGGTGTTGCGTGGGAGAACCACTTCGGGCTGGCATACACCTGCCGGTCTTTGAGCGAAGCCGCTGAAGAGCGCGACGAGTACAAGGCGCGGCTGAACACCGCTACCGAAACCATCAAGCGCCTCGAATCCGAGATTGCCGAATGGCGGCTGGCCAGCGGCGTTGAGGGCCCTCTATTCTTGAAGCATGAAACTGCTGGCAATCATCTTTGCGGCAATCGCCATAGCTGACACCGTGAAACTCTACCAACAGGAGGACAAAGCCTCTGTAACCGCGTATCTGCTGGTGTTGCTCTTGGCAATCTTCGGCATCTTCTACGCCCTTAAGAACGACGATGAGCATCTTTAAGCCAGAGACCAAGAAGGTCATCGGGAACGAACCCGCACAAGCCGCTATCGCAGCCGTCATCGACGGCGCGATTTTGGCGCGTCAGGCAAACCAAGAGAAGCGGGACTATCTGGGCGCTTCGCGCTGGGGGGAGGCGTGCGAACGCCGGCTCCGGTACGAGTACGAGCACGCTCCAGAGGACGAAGGGGCCGGCTTCCCACCGGAGGTGCTGCGCATCTTCGACATGGGACATGACGGCGAAGACCGAATGGCGAAGTATATCCGCGCTGCTGGGTTCGACCTGCTCACCGAGAAGAGCGACGGAAAGCAGTTCGGTTTCCGCGCTGCTGACGGGCGACTCGGTGGACACATCGACGGCATCATCGCCGGCGGCCCCATCATCACCGGTGTTGAGTACCCCCTCCTTTGGGAGAACAAGGCGCTCAATGACAAGTCGTGGAACGACACCAAGAACAAGGGCGTCAAGGCGTCAAAACCGGTATACTACGCCCAGATGCAAATCTACTGCGCGTATCTCGACATCCCCGCAGGCGGGATGTTCACGGCGCTTAACCGCGACACCGGCGAGGTGCTCGTTGAGTTGGTTCCGTTCGACGCTCTCGCAGCCCAAGAAGCCTCGGATCGCGCGGTGCGCGTCATCGACGCTCAATCGCCCAAGGAACTCCCGCGCCTTGGCAAAGACCGCACCGACTTTCGGTGCAAGTTCTGCTCGTTCAAGAGCACCTGTTGGGAGGATGCTCCCACTCAGGCACCCAATACCACAAAGCCGTTCTGGCTGAAGTAAGACAGACTACTACCCCAAACAAAATGCAGCCATTGACAGACCGTCGTGGCTTGGTTGACCTACGCCAAGCCCAAGAGCATCTT